CTATGCGAATCCTGTCATTTTCACCAATACCTTGCTTTTGTGCCTTAAGGGCATTTATGCCACCATCTGGTGAAACCGCTGCATTCGCTGTGCGTGTTGCATTTGAAGCGGGCCAGTTTATTGCGTCTGGAACACTATAAGTAACCAAATTCGTCCTAGCTTCCTCAATCAGCAAGCCCTTGCTTTCCCCTGTCACAGGATCGTGGTCAAACCGTGCCTCACCTGATGCCGCTGTTTGCAGCACGGGCTGGTACTTCACGATGGGGCTAGAGGTTGTCGGGGTGTAGGCTGTGGCTGAACTGCGTTGTTCTAGCTGTGCACCCCAGAGGTATATTTCATCACCACTTGAAGCTAATTTAATGCCGTAACTTCTGTTTGCAGACGATAAGGCTGTTGTGACCTCAAATCTTTGCCAATCACTTGTTACAGATACAACGGTAGATGATCCGAATATAGCGTGTGAGATTTCCACGTTACCAGTGCCTGTTTTCCTTTTGATCCACACAGAAAATGTAGCGTCACCACCGTCACCGTATGTTCTTGTAAGTGAAATCTTTGCGTTTGCTGCTGTAGCCGTAAAGGTATCAGCCGTTGTTGTCCCGTCTGGTGCGGTTGTGCTGTCTGCGGTCACAGTACCATTGTTTAAAGACCAGTTGTGAAATTCTTGACTTTTAGGTGTCAAATTCTCCTCAGCCTTAGCAGTAGTCTTACCATCCCAGTAAGTCGCAGTGGAGCCACGGGTAAACGTGATGCGTGGATCAAGGGTCTTGCTGTTGGCAAAGTCCAACAATAGGCTGGGGCGAATGTCGGGGAGGCTTTCGTTATTCAGGATGCGCTTGTCATCGCTAATAACCTCTGTGCCTGCAATTTTAATAGCCATCTTCGGATTCTCCTATTAGCTAATTGAATTAAGTAATTGTTGCGTTGGAATTGACTGAGCCGACAACATCAAGGTTGCCAGATGCGTCTAGCTTCATCTTGTTCGTGCCGCCTGTGGCGAAATATAGGGAACCGCCGCTTTCGGTGATTGTCCAATCGCCAAAGTCTACTGAGCCTGTGACTGAGATGCCTGTGCTGGTGGTGGCGAGTTTTTCTGAACCATTATATCTAAGGCTGACTTGTGCGCCCGATATGAACTGAGCCATATGCTGACTGTTTGTAGCATCCCAAACATTAACCTCTGTTCCATTTGACTGTAACGAAAGATTGCCAGTACCATTATCAACAATAACACTGTTTGTCCCGTTATGATAAATCTGTAGGTCACTAGATGCACCAAAGGTAGCCTTTACGTTGTCGCCGTAAGCTATATCGCCCGTCATGGTGCCGCCAGATAAGGGTAATTTAGCGGCAATACTATTAGTAACAGTAGTACTAAAATTAGCATCATCGCCAAGAGCTGCCGCTAGTTCATTTAGTGTGTTTAAAGATGCAGGGGAAGAATCTACCAAGTTAGCTACTGCTGTATCGGAATACCCTGTGTAGTAGCTGCTCTGCTGCCCATCTAGTAAATCGGCATCCAATCCCCCTGCAGATACGGAGTTGGCTAAGTCTCTTGCTTTACTCATGTCGGTATTCCCCTATACAGGCTTCGTAGGCCAGTCCGTTTCTTCTAGATTAGGCCAATTAGAATGTGAAGATATATCACGCAGAGCCTGACGATAGTTTGTCATAGCAGCGTCCATTGTTACATCCGTTAAAGCAAAGTAATCTGTCTCGGCCAGTAGTGTATTACGTTTACTACGGTTACTCTCGGCCACGCTTGCATCCAAGGTAGCTTGGTATGCAGTTTCATGCTCTGCCTTGGTGGTTGTTACGCCAGCCTCGTCAGTGGTGTCAGCGAAAATATCTCGTGCAACGTAGTTTTCTACCCAGTTACCATTAGCGTCTTGGACAACACCATCACGCACAGACGTTTGATACTGTGTAGTTGTAGCCGCTGGGCTGCGTAGGACGGCCTCTAAATTGAGGCCATCCAAGGTTGCTTGCTTCCATGTACGAGGCAAAGATACGTTGCTGTAGTGGCTACGCCATTGACCTTGGGTCTTAACTTCGCCTGTTTCTGTGTGTCTGTATTCACTCATAGTTGATTCTCCTTATAAGTGTTGATTGTTATGCGATTGCGTAGAAGATGTATGTTTCATTAGATTGATTAATGTGACCATTTACAGCAAAACCACTGCTAGCAGGGTCAATAAAATCATCAGAGGCAGCTTCTGCTGCAGTTGTATTTAGTTCAAGTCTGCCTTCATTGCCACTTACTATGCCCCTAGTTGTATCAAAAACATACCACTCACCACCACTACCACTAGCCTTTTTAAGAAGTACAAACCTAGCACCATTACTAAATCCACAGTCGATAACTTTAGAGCCGTTTGTGGTTCCATCACCCGTATAGCTCCCCACCTTCGATATACCGGGGAGGCTTGCGAAGAGGTAGGATATGTAGGAGTCTCCACTGTAATTTGTTGCATACTGATTTTGATTAAGCGTTTGTACAGTAGTGTCCGTAAATGTTCCCATGACATTAGAACCAAAGTCACTAGCATCGTTTAACCTGCCATCAAGATTAAAGATGCTGTCGTCTAACCCTACCCACCAATCTTGAGTGCGATCCCTATTTTTAATCCATACCATATCTGGTTTAACAGCTAGTCCATGGCTAAATGTTTGATTTGCTGTTCCGTCACCCTTGTAGGCCACAACGTCGAAGAAGCCGGGCGCTCTATTCCAACTATATGAGATAAATGGTACATTGGTAGCATTGTTGTAAGAGTAAACGGCTGGGTATATAAACCCATCGTTATAGTCATCATCTAACCAATCAGGTAGACTGTCGTAACCAAAGCCAGGTGCACTTACTTCGTGCATACCATTAATAAACCTAGGAGCCAAACAAGCAGGTTTGCCATTCAGCCCCCAAGTAATGTTTGCATCTACAACAAACCCAGTGTTAATTTTACGATTAGTCAAACCATTACCAGTGAATGTTTGCACATCAAACACCTCAGTCGCACTCTCAGGTGGAGCAAGAGGGCCACGGCGAATTGCCATGTAGATAAAGGTTTGCCCCGGCGCAAAAGCATTACTGGGCATCTTAAAACCAGTATTAGTAAGGTTCATGGTTGAGCCGCTAAAACTGTATTCTTGGGCGTTACTGTTTGCGAGTAAATAAGCAGTACCACCACCATCAACAGTAAAACCCCGTGTGCTATCAAACAACCACCAACCGCCACTAGCGGTGCTTGTGACGTTTTTTACCAATACCCACTGAGGTTCAAATCCAAGGTCAGGGCCAACAAGAGCAGCCCCACTAGAGTCACAGGTAAAACTACCACACTTGATAATATCTTGGTCAGCATCAGGGCCGAACTCACCGTCACCATTGTTGTGTGCGAAGAGGTAAGCTACGTATGATGCGCCAGACACATTTACACTATCTGAGCTATTACCTGCGTTGGAGTGTACAGGAGTTCTAATAAAGGTGCTTGTAGGTACTAGACTGTTTCCGTACTCTCCTAATGAAGTGGGGGGAAAGTCACCATTCAAGCGCAAAAAGGGTTGGGTGTAACCACTGAGAGGAGTATCTTTATGCCAAGTAACCCAGTGGCCTGTATTATCAGTGCGTCTAAAGATAATCATAGCTGGGGTAGATTCAAGATTATGGCTGACTGTCTTAGTAGTAGACCCATCCCCAGTATACGTCACCACATCAAAGAACTTAGGGGCTTTGCGGAATGTCCAAGAGGCGTGGTCATGAACTCCGTTCACTCCGCTCCACCCACCAAGCAAGGAAAAACCATCACTGTTAAATGAAGAAACACCAAAGTTATTTGTTGTAGATTCTGGATTATTGTTGTTTGTAGAAATAAACTTACCCGCACTAGGGGTGACACCTCTCTCTGTGTCAAACAGGTAATGAGAACCGTTATTGAGGTTTCTAGACTTAATCCAAACCAACCCACCCTCACCAGCAAGGTCAATGTCGTTGGTGATCGTTTTTGTAGAGCCATTGCCCTCATACAAATAAGTGCTGAACACATCTGTAATATCAGGTGGCCCACCGCCAGCAGCACCAGCAGCGGCTTGGAGCATTTTCTTTTTAGTTGCCATTATATATACTCCTTATCCTAATGCCTGTCCAGCTGTAAATCCATACCAGTTAGCTCCACCGTCACGGGTGGTGAACACAAAGATGTCCTTTGCGTTTGCATCCGCTGTAAGGGTAGGTGCTGTAGCAGCAGGCCAGTCTACTGAGCTAGGCCAAGTTACACTGTAGCCTGAGCCACCGCTGTTCTGGATGATTTCAACGCTGAACGTGTAAGCTGTCCCAGATGCGGGTGGGTTAGTGAATGTAAAGGTAGTGTTGCCAGAGAGAACTAGGCTGAAGGCGTTACCATTGTGGCAGTTAACCGCTGGGGATGTACCAGACAAGGCCGAGTAGGTCTCATTGTAGCTGTCGGCTATTAGTTCGCCTGTTACGTCTGCGCCTGTGCTGGTGGTGGCGATTTTAGCAGCGTTGTTGTAGTAAAGGGTTACAGCGCCATTTTGAATCGCATTAATCATAGACTCGTTGCTTGCGGCATTGCTTATATAAAGCTCAGATGCATCAATCTTTAGTCCACCTGTTCCTGTATCCCTGATGTAGCTATGCGACCCATCGTGATAAATTTGGATATCATTAGACGCCCCAGCCATAATTTTACCAGTATCCGTACCAGTAACTATATTGCCACCAGAAGTAATAGTCCCTGTCGTGTCAACAGTTCCAGTTACTGAAACACCACCCGCTGTGGTGGCGAGTTTAGAATTATTTGCATAGTAAAGAGTAACACCAGCAGCATCTACTGTTGAAAGCATATCGTAACCAGAATTACTTTCTATGCGAACATCTGTACCCTTTAAACGTAAATTACCAGTGCCAATGTCTTGAATAAAACTGTGAGTTCCATCATGGTAAATCTGTAGGTCAGAACCAGCGCCGAAGATGGCTTTGTCGTTGTCGCCGAAGGACACATCGCCAGTGAACGTGCCACCAGCCAGAGGCATCTTAGTTGCAATGCTGTTCGTAACTGTAGTGCTGAAGTTAGCGTCATCATTAAGAGCAGCGGCTAGTTCATTCAACGTGTCCAGTGTACCCGGTGCGCTATCTACTAACGCAGCTACTTCACCATTTACAAATGCAGTTGTAGCTAATTGCGTTGTGTTTGTACCTGCACCTGCCGTGGGTGCTGCTGGAACACCTGTAAAGGTTGGGTCGGCTAACGGGGCATAGCCAGTCGCAGCCGCTTGTACTGCTGCTATCTGAGTAGTACCTGCCGTATTAACAAGTCCGACTTGTGTAGTACCTGCCGTATTAACAAGTCCTACTTGTGTAGTACCTTCTGCAACTACTGCAGCTACTGTAACCGTAGGAGTAAGTGCTTCTACAGCCTTGCCTAATAGCAAGAACTCCTTGCCTTCTGTTGTGCCTGTTGTGGCGTTCATTTTTGTGTTAAGATTTGTCTCAAGAGTACTTGTGTTTAAAGCCATTTTATATACCTGCCAATGCTAAAGTTTCTACATCATCGATTAAACTATCGACTATTGTTTTGTTATAATGATCTGCTAGCAGAAAAGTTCCATAAGAAATAATAGAAATTATATCCGAAGAAGTTGCGGCAGCGCTTAATACTACATTAGCTCCGTCTGTTGCAGTAAAGTCAGAGGTCGCTAGTTTAACCCCGTTAAAATATACATCAACGTAGGTTGGATCGTATACAGCAGGGAAAGTAGTTAAGGAACCAGAGTATCCACTTGAAGGAGTTCCTGCAATATAATCTTTACGTTCCGTTGTTCCGTTAACTGATGAACCTGCATTTTGAAATCCACTTGCACCGTACACTTTCATTGTATTGTTAGTGGTATCAAACCAAAGATCGCCCAATGTGACGTTAGAACCTGTTGGTTGACTAGCAGAAACAAAATAAGTATCTAAGAATTGTGCGGCAACAGTAGTTGCTGTTTGAGCAATAGATGCACTTGATGCGGCAGAAGTTGCCGAAGTAGCCGCATTGCTTGCTGAAGTTGCGGCTTCTCCTGCCTTTGTTGTAGAAATAACTGCTTGAGCAGAAGAGGTAGCAGCACTTGTGGCAGCGTTATTTTCTGAAGTTGAAGCGCTGCTTGCTGAAGCTGCAGCATTTGTTTCAGCTGTCTCAGCGTTTGTTTCAGCAGTTTCAGCGTTAGTCTCTGCTGTTTCTGCAGCAGTTTTCGCAGCAACACTTGCTAGCTTAGCGGTCTCTGATGCAGTAGCACTAGAGGCAGCGGCACTTGCTGAGTTTGCAGCAGCGGTAGCAGAATTTGCCGCCGCACTAGCCGAATTGCTTGCATTTGTTTCGGATGTCTCTGCATTAGTTTCTGCTGTCTCTGCATTAGTTTCTGCAGTTTGAGCGGCAGTAGCGGAGGCGGCAGCTGCAGCAGCACTTGCAGCCGTCGCTGTCACAGTATTTTGAATTGTAATAACACTACTTGCTGCCGCAACTTTACTTGCCTCTGCAGCAACTGCACTTGCCGATGCATTTGTTTCAGCTGTTTCCGCGTTAGTCTCAGCTGTTTCGGCATTTGTTTCTGCTGTTTCAGCGTTTGTTTCCGCTAGCTCTGCCGCGATCTTAGCAGCAAGAGCAGCGGCAGCGGAATTAGCAGCCTGTAAAGCGTTAGCCGCTGATTCACTTGTAATAGATATTGGCTCTTGGCCACCTGTATCGAAGCTACCTCCATTATCTACAGAGGTAGTTTCGTTATTTAATTTTTTAAATGCCATGTTACCCTCTTAGATTAAGTTGTTGCCGGTAAACGATATAGTGGAATTACCACCTCTTGATTTTCTGTTAGTTTCTTCTTTATTCAGTTCTTCTAATTCTTTGTCAAATAACTGTTGATACTTTAAAATTTCTTCATTATCATTTAAATAAATAAATACTTCTAGTAAAGCACCAAACAATACTATTCTTTCATTCTCGTCTCTAAGCCAGTGAGAGGCTTCTTCACCTACCCAGTAGCTTGCGTCTTCGGCTAGTCTTGAGTTAAAAGAGGCTTCGGTTTTATCTACTGCAGCAGAGTAAGTTGTTGCAACCCCTACCGCTGAAGAAACGCTTATTGAATTACCCATACCTGCGTGGTTTGTGCAATAATAGTAAAGTGCACTTGGAGCCGAATCTGCTACAATAATAGTTACTTTGGCACCTGACGTGCCCTGGGTCCCGGTTACTGTTACGCCAGTAGTGTATTCACTTCCTCCCGATGCATCTGCTGCAGTTGCAAATCTAAGAGGGTGCGATCCTAGTGAAGAGTCGCTTAAATCGAATATATAAGTATTACCCCTAACAAAAGCTAAAGTTGGATTTTGAGACCCATCAATAAAATACTTGCCACCGCTAACTGTAACTGCATAAGTAGTAGTAGATGCTTCAATTATATTTAGTGTGCCTAAAGCTGACTTCCAGTTATTAAAAGTACCAGAGTAAGTAGCATCCAGAGCAGGTAGTCTTCTGTAATAGTGTAGTTCTATCTCATCTAATCTTTTAAAGTTGCCGTGTAGTTTTAATTGATTGCCTATTCTTGTGTAAAAGAAAAAATCTTTTGTTTGACCAAAGCCGTCATTAAAAGTTCTGTTGTCTACTTTTTCATTGTATACAATACCCGGATTCTTATTAAGAACATTGGCATTCCTTACAAAAATAACTTCAATCATATCAAGAGGAACGGTTATAGAAAGAACCGCGCCCCCTCCTAAAAACGCACTAGGGCTAACATCCGGAGAACCTACTGCTCCTGCAGCATCTAATTCATCTTGAGTTCCTTCTACCACATAAGTTCTTGTAACTTCAAGTGGCGGCACACGTAGTGTTCTGTAAGCCTTATCTGCGGCGTAATCAAAACACTTTGTTACTACCGAGTTAGAAAGGACGGATACATCTCTGTTTGCCCAGTCCCTAATCATTCCTGCGTTGGTTCCAGTGAAATCACCAGATCCTACAAATTCTACGTATGTAGCCATAATAAATCCCTATGTCATTACTAGTAAGTCTGGGTATTCTGTTTTCAACAAATATACCAGTCTCTTTTTCTTAGCAGGGTCACTCATAAACTCAGGATCTAGTATATCCAGGTTATATTTAGTATTTAGCTCTAATACAATTACGTTTGGAATAGAACACATTTTCTGATAATGTGATTTTTTATTCCTTCCTGCTTCTCTTTCTTTTTTAATATCTTGTATAGTGTCTGAAATGTTTCCTTCAACTCTCCATACACTACCACCTGTATTGTCAGTAACCATTTGTCCCGTAAGATCTCCGGTTAAAGAACTATGTGTAAACTTTGCCATGCTGTGCCTTTTATTTATAGTGAGTCTATATAAGTACTAAAATCACCATTATTTGTAGGATTGCCTACCTGAATTCTATATACAGTAGTTGCAGTAGAACCTATCGCAATTATGTTATGTGTAGCACCCGGTCTAGACAAATATACTTTAGTAATTTTACCTGTACTGGGATCTACTTCTACGTGATTCTCACCACCCAAACCAAAAGTAGCTTCTTGTGAAGCTCCGATTAATGTTTCACCACTAACTACTAGTGCGTTGGCGTTTGCTGTAATCTTAATTAACATTTATTACTCCTATCAAGAAAGAGGACACCCGAAGGTGCCCCCTTATAGTAATTTTAAGCGCCGATGTTAGCGATTACACCCCAAGCGTTAGGGTTAGAACACTCAAGAGTACACTCTTCAACGAACATACCTACTGTGGAGTCACCGTTTTGACCTACGTCAACTTCCTGCATAGGACGGAGAGTAGCCATTTTGAACCACATTGGATCGTATACCAGAGCAAACGCATCTTGGATAGATACTGCGTCAGCGGAAGTACCACCTGTACCTGTTGCTGTTGCAGCAAGGCCCATGATGTAGTTTGGCTCTACCATAACATCACCGAAGTCAGACATATAGATGTCTACTGCTTGACGCAGTTTACCGGACTCATCAATGTTACGACGAACATTTGAACCTGTAGCATTCGCTTTAGCAGAGAATGTACGGCGGTTCTTTGGCGAAAGCATAACACGAGTGGCTTTACCGCCAGCTTCGTAAATTGTTTGCATGATTTCGTCAATGTGGGACAACTCAAGCTCACCTCTGTTAGAGGATGTAGACTCAGTAGAGAAGTTGTTCGCGCCAATACCTGCTTCTGCTGCAGTAACACCTGCATTAGAGATAGCCGCAGCTGTATTACCGGAATCTGTTGATGCAACGTTAACAACGTTGGAAGCCCAAGAATATACACCAGCCATAGTACCTGCTGCTGAAGCGGAACCTGGAGTGGATACGTTAAGTGAGTGAATCAAATCAGCTTCAACGTCACGGCGCATTTCTGTGCCACGCTTTTTGAGTTGATAAGCATACTCATCTGCAACGCCTGCTTGGTCTACCGCACGTTTGGTGCCGGAGACTGCTACGGTTTTAGCGTTAATTTGTGTGTAGTTGCCAAGACGAGAGCGATTACGATCTGCGTCTGCAAGTACTACACCACCGCCTGCACCGTGGTCACCACCAGTTGTTGTACGACCATCTGGAGTAACAGCGTCAAAGTCAGCACCTTGTGCAACACGAGAGTTGCCGGGAGCTTTCAATTCGTCTGTTTGCCATTCGTGGTAAATACCAGTAGCTTTTGTTTTGCCGATAGAGGACATGAAAGGAGTTTCATCACGAGTAATCATCGAGATAAAGTTTGCCAAATCCTCTTTTTCGGATACTGCTGCGCTTGATGCGCCTGAAGGAAAGCGGTTGCCTGTTGCGTTAGCCGCTTGTGTTGATGCACCGGAGGTGCCGTAACGTCCTGTTGCCATTTTATTTATACCTATATATTAGCCGAATACTGGCTTATCGTGTGGGGGCAAACTTTTTTAAGAACTCGATTTGATCTTCATTAGATGCATTTTGTTTAAATGCACGAGCCTTAACAGTTGCTTCCCTATCTTGTTTACGTTTAGTTGGTGTTCTAGCTTTCTTAGCAGGTACTTTCTTTGCGGGTATCTTAGCACGCTTTTTAGCGCCACTTTGTACTCCCTTTTTCAATCGTCTAAACTCATCCACAAATTTTACTAAGTTAGGATCTGATACTACATCAATAAGGGCCTCCGGTAGACCTTCCTCCAGCGCAAATTCACGCACAGAGTCTTTGATGCTATCATCCCAATCCGGGATAATATCTGTAATAGTATCATTAAAGTGTTTAACAGATTCTTGAAATTGTTGTTGTTGCAAAGCCTGTCGTTGTTGGCCTACTTGTGTAGCGAGGGACTCTCGCTTATTCCTTGCAGTCCAATAATCGTTTTGAGCTTTAGTTTGTTCTTGCGTTAGCTCACCAATTTCGTAAGTATCTCCTTCTAGCTGTGCACGAGACAACTTTTGAGTGATATCATGATACTTTTTCTGATGATTCATTTCTTCGCTATAAACTTCATTTGCTACAATTGTTGCTAAGTTTTCTATTTCACCTAGTTTTTGAGTACGCTCTTCCTCTAATGATTTACGAGCTTCCCCAATTTCACGACCTTGTTTGCTAAGATGTTGTTTGGTAGCGGAACCAGCAATCCAATCTGATAGCGGTAGAGTTACCTCTTCACCATCAATTTTATGGGTCACCATAATGTCTTCTAGATCATCTAATAAATAAGTCTCGACTTCGGTAGCCTCAGCATCTCCGTCTTCCTTACTATCATCTTCTCCTTCTTCATCATCTGGTTCAACATCATCTTCATATTCGGCAGAATCTACAGGCTCTTCAAGGTCTTCTTCTGTTCCTGTTTCTTCTGAGTCCTCAAGTTCAGGCTCGGGTTGAGATTCTTCGGGCATCGGAACCACCCCAGCTTCCTGGAGTATTTCAGATTTATTAAGAATGTCTGCAAGCATTTGATCTTCAGAACCGCTGTTGTCTAATAGGTCATCCTCTCGGGTAGAATTATTTTCTTCAGCCATTATTCAGTTACCTCCTTGCTAAGATAAGGGTTGTTCTTTCCGAAGTTCGGATTCCCTCTTTTTCTTTTAGGAGCGTAATTCTCTTCAAGCATTTCTATTAATGCTGATCGATATTCGACCAGACCTCTTACCGTACTAGCATCATTCCTAATCCGGTTAGCTCCATTAATATCTGCAATGTGTTGATTAATGTAATAGTCTATTGACTTTTCAATATTCTCTATTACTTTATCGATTGATTCTCTGCTGCTTCTAAGCATCACTATTTACCTCACCTAATTCTTCCATGATAGGAATATTCCGGCCTCGTGTCTCCATACTAATTAACTTCTCTTTAACGCTACCAAGCGCCATAGAGCAAGCATATAAGTGTTCTCGACTCTTGCTTTCATGAGGTTCTGTTCTCAGCCATTCAATAAAGAAATCTACAAGGATATCCCCGTATGCTGAGTCAAAGAAGCTATTGCGAGTGTGTGCAGCAAACTCTGCTTCTTGTAGTGCGATCTGCGATAGACGATCTGGATGCACCTTCTTGGTCATCCTCTTTTCGCCTGATTCTCTGTACTTTTCCATAATTTACCTTATAAGCACA